ATCGGAACACCAGACTACGCCAGCACCAGCCGCGGTAACGCCGTTCACGCTGGGGTGGAGCACGTGCTCAAAGCGAAAATGGCGGGGCAGGTTCCCAACGTCGATGAAGGTCGGGAAGTCGTCAGCCGAACCTTCGATGAGAAGGCGAAGGGTGTCCTCGACTGGGGAGACGAAGACCCGGGGAAGGTGAAGGACCTGTCCCTGGCCCTCTTCAAGGCGTACACCACCTACGGACTGCCTCACATCAACCCGGTGGCCATCGAGAAGGGTTTCGCCAAGAAGGTGGGCAACGTTCCGATGGTCGGGTGGATCGACCTGCTCGACGAACAGCCCGCCATCCGTGTCCCCGGCATGTCAGCGGAAGACGCGGCCCTCGCTCCAAAGAGAATCGTCACAGCCGACCTGAAAACCGGGAAGGCAAAGTGGAGTGACAAAGAAGTAGCGCTGGATCCGCAGTTGACCCTCTACTCGCACATCGAGGGGACGCCCGACGTACGCATTGACCAGCTCATTGCGCACAAGAAGGCGCCGACGTTCCTTCAAGCGGAAAGCACCCGGGGTCCGAGGGATACTGAAATCCTCATCGACCACGTAAACGAGGTTGCGGACTTCGTCCGAAAGGGTGTATTCCCCAAGACCCCAATCGATCATTGGAGTTGCAACAAGGACCACTGCAGTTTTTACCATCTGTGCCGCGGTAAAAAGTAACCCCAAGGAGACCAAAAGATGGCCATCAAGATGAGCATGACGTGCACCCGCTGTCACCGAGAAGACAGCCACGAAATCGAAAGCGTTGCCCTGGCGACAGCGTTCGACGAGCTTCAAAAAAGGAAGGCAGTGACGTTGGCGAAGCTGGAGGCGTTCATCGGTACGCTGCCGAAGGACGAGCTTCCGGACTTCCTCGCGATTCTCGGGGACAAGACCCTGGTGCACACGTATCTGTGTGACCCGAAGGACGACGGAAAGCGGTCGTGCGCTGGGAGGGTGAGCGAGCTGCTCACTGGAGTCGCTGAGCTCGGACCCCGGGCCCCGCGTACAAAGAAGGACAAGCCCGCAGCTCCAGCAGCAGCAAAGTAACCATGAACAAGGGGACCCCTGTGCCTGAAGAAACTGAGAAGTACGGCGTCGAGGAAGAAGACGAGAAGATCAAAACTGCTACAGAGGGGACAAAGAAATGTCCCAGCTGCGGCGGAGAACTTCGTCCTCGAGATGTGACAGGGGTCACCTTGTGTAGCGCGTGTGGTTCGAAGCCGTTCGAGGCAGAGGACAAAACGACCGATGCCAAGCCTCGTTAATCGAAACACCGCGAAGACGCAGAGGCATCTGGCTGCGCAAGAACATCTCATCTACAAGTTGAAGGCGATTCGTGCGCTGTGGATCACTGCGCACAACACTCCGCAGGCGATGGAAAAGATGGAACGAGAGTTCCTCTTTCTCGTCGGTGAGATCGTCGAAGGAACGCCGGTCGAGAAGCTGCTCATGACGAACATCAGTCGCGCAGCTTTCCTTCGTGAATTTAACGACGGATAGCTGTGCTCCCTCAGTTACCCCCTTCACCAGGAGGAGCCAAATGGCTACCGCCGAGACACCCGTGTCACCTGAAGCTGCTGCCCCCGTTGCGCCTGAAGCAAAGGAAATGAAGTCAAACGTGAAGAAGTACGTCGAACTCTCCGTGAAGGACATCGTCACCCGCGCAGGGGACAACATCCGAACTGGAGAGTTGCCGGACATCGAAGGACTGGCTGCGAGCATCGCGGCAGAAGGCCTCATCGAGCCGATCATCATCACGGCGTCCGTCGAGACCGCGGGGAAGTTTACCGTTGTTGCAGGGCACCGTCGTCTCACCGCGGTTCGGAGCCTGGGGCTGCCGACCATCTCCGCTCTCATCATCGACGCCGACGTGAACCGTCGTTTGAAGTTGGCGTTGATCGAGAACATCCAGCGCGAAGACATGAACGCGTTGGACAAGGCCAAGGGTATCGCGAAGCTGCTCAAGGGCACTGGTTTGGAGCAGCAGGAAGTCGCTCAGTCCCTCGGCGTTGCTCCCGCGTACATCTCGCAGTACATGACGCTTCTCGAGCTGCCTCAGGAAGCGTTGGACATGCTGCGCGATGGGGAGCTGACGTTCACGCACGCACGGACCTTGTGCAAGCTGCTCCCAGACACCAAGGCCATCGAAGATCTGCTCTTCGAAGCATCTGACCTCACCGTAGCTGCTCTTGACAGCAAGGTGTCCCACCTGGCTGCGAAGGCCAAAGAAGCTGCGGCCGAGGCTGAACCGGAAGCTGCGGAAGGTGATGACGACAAGCCCAAGAAGAAGCGGGTAGCGAAGCCCGCGCCTTCAGACAAGGCTCTCGAATACTACACCGAAGCGGAGTTTCACCCGCTGAAGAAGGAAGACATCCGTGAGCTGATGCTCAGCTACAAGCGGAAAGAGGTGAACGCCGACACCGCGAAGAAGCGGGAAGAGTACCGGCTCATCCTCAAGGGCATCACGCTGGCCGCGGACCTGCGGCTGAAGTAACACGGAAGAGGGAACGGCTCACTCGGCGAATACGTCGCGTGCGCCGTTCACCTCGTGGTCCATCAAGTGCGTCTTGAGCTGTTCCATCGTGTCTTTCTTGATCTGACGGACACGCTCAGAAGACAGGTCTACGCGTTTTGAAATCTGACGTAGATTCTTTGGCTCTTCTCTCGCGCCGAAATAAGCCAGCACGATGTACTTGTCACGCTCACGGAGTTCCAGGGCGTCGAGGGCGTTCCTGAGCAGAGCCAGACCGTACGTGTTGACCAAGTCCTTTTCCAAGCTGTTGCTGCTATGCCCCGCGGTGTCAATCGCCTCGACGTCGTCGAGCGTCACGTGGGGAGCTTCAACATCGATACCGTTTCCGTGTTTCCGCTGGGCTCGAAGAGCCTTCTGTTTGTGCGCGGGGACACGAATGATGCCTTGGCTGTCCAGCTCCTCGAGAATCTTCTCACGTACCCACCATGCGGCGTACGTGAGGAACTTCGTGTTCCTCGAAGAATCAAACCGGTCGGCGGCGACAAGCAGTCCTATGTTGCCGGCGGAAATCAGAGTAGTGAGCAGCTCAGTCTCGAAATTTGGGCCTCTCGTACGAAACGAATACTCCTTGGCGACCTTCACTACGAAACGAAGAGCGCCAGAAATAAGCCGATCCCTGGCTTTGAAATTTCGGGGGGAAGAGCACTTCAAGCATTTCGTCGCCGAAGACCCCAAAGGGTAAGACGCACGACAAGCTGTGCAGGTGCGGTAGGCCTTGACCAGCTCCTGTTCTTCTCTCTGGGGAATGAACGAATTACCGCGTAAATCGGTGAAGTACGCAGTGACAACTCGGTCATTTTCCATAGAGCTCATTCCCTAATGATCGACGCTTTTTGTACTTGTGCTCGACCCGTTGAACCTGTAGTGTCCGCCGCTTCAAAACCACAACACCAACTACCTCGCAAAATGGAGTACTTACATGGCTAAGAAACCAGAAACAACCACTGCGGTCGACCCCGAAACTCCGGTGGCCGCCGCTACCGCCGCCGCTACCACCGCCGCTGTTGCAGCTACTACGGCCGCCGCCGCAGCGGTGACCTCGGCCATCGTACCGGCCAGCGACGCGAGTGTCTCCTCAGAGTTCGCTGAGCGCAAGGCCCTGGCTGCTCGGCTTCCAGAGAACGTCCGGGCGAAGGCGATGATGCTCAAGCGCCCCACCCCGACCGAGCTCATGGACATCGTCATGAAGCTCCCGGAGGCCAAGCAAGAAGCAATGATGACGCTGGTTTCGAAGACCAACCCGGAGAAGCAGGGGTTGCACACCTCTTCCAGCGGCTTCGAACCGACCAGCCTCAAGGTCTACCACGGCGTGGGTAACGACCCCACCCGTCCGCGGCAGTGCCTGCCTGGGCAAATCTTCGCGTCGGACTCCCGCATCATCGGGGAGAAGTTCAACGCGGTTCCCCTGGCCATCTACGAAGGCCAGATTCTTTGGCCGCCGAAGTCGGACGACAACAAGGAGAGCAAGGCGCCCATCTGCGTTTCGGTGGACCGGAAGACTGGGAGCAAGTACGGCTCCTGCTCGACCTGCCCGCTGGCTCCTGAACTGCGGCAGTACACGCAGGGCGGCTGCATGCGGGAAGTGACGGCGTATCTCCTCGACGAGGACATGACGTCGATCTACGAGCTCAAGTTCAGCAAGACCAGCGAAGGCGCTGGCAAGGCGCTGATGGGCATCATGAAGAAGTCGAACTCGCTGTGGGACCGCTGGTTCACCTTCGAAGCGAAGGAGCGAGTCGACGGAACCAAGAAGTGGTACGTCCTCCAGGCGAGCCCGGTGGCCGACGCTACCAAGGCTGTGACGCCCGTGGCGTTCCACCCGTTGTTCAACGCGTTGTCGAAGATCATCGACACGGACATCTACTACACGGCGCTGGCCAACATCCACGACAGGGTGAAGAACAGCGCTGATGCTGGTGGGGCTCCTGCGGCAGCTGGTGCCGGTGGTGCTACGTTCGATGAGAAGGCGTTCCTCAAGAGCGACACTGAGGCAGCGCCGGACTACTCCAAAGACGTCTAACGCAGAACCGTTCCGACGGGTGTGGGGCTCCTCGACAGGGCCTCACATCCGTCCGTTCGTGCGTCTACACCTCTCTCTTTGGAGCGCCAATGGATCTCGTAATCCCGGAGTACGTTCAAAAAAATGGCCCGTGGTCATTCTCCAAAGCGGGGGTGATAGCGAAGTGTTCGCTGCAGTACGACTACAAGTACGGGCCCGACAAGAAAACGTTCACGGAAGAGATCTCTTCAACAGCCGACAGTCGTATCGGCGTCGTGGTGCACAAAGCGCTCGAGTTCGCTCTCGATGACATGCCCGTCAAGAAGGCGTTTCAGTTCGCCATCGACCAGGGGGAGCTCACCAACGACGAGACCGAAAAGGTCATGAGCTTCTACGACCAGGTCGACAAGTTCGTCGCACGAATGGCGGCGTTCCGCCTGAAACACGGAGTACGGAAGCAGAACGTGATGATTGAGCACAAGATCGGCATGTCGCCGACGTTCAAGCCAGTCCACTTCTTCGAGAAGACCGGGCTGTTCCGCGGGGTGCTCGACTACATGCTGCTCACTGGCCGCGGCGACGCGGTGGTCATTGACCACAAGTCCGGCAAGCAGAAGGAACTCGAGCACTACGCAGACCAGTGCAAGGCGTACTGCGTCTTGGCGCTGGCCTACCGCCCCGAGATCAAAGGGGTACAGACGGCTATCAACTTCGTACAGACGGACAAGCTACTGTGGAACCCCCGAGTCACAGCTGAAACGATTCGTGCGGAGTACCACCCGTGGCTGGTGAAGTTCTTGGAAGAATCGTGCAAGGGACTCGAGAAGCCCCCGGCGCCTACCGAAGGTTGGTGGTGCGGCTGGTGTGGCTACAAGGCCTTCTGCCCGAACTTCAAAAATAAGTAGCCCACGAGATCTCCTCGTGCGGCATCTCTAAAACGAGGAGAGTCAATGTCAAAACCGCACCAAGTCTGCATTGGCTGCCCGCGAGAAAACGCGACTGAATCGCACGGCTATGCCTACGTCGATGCGCCGATACCAAACGACGCCGACCTCATCATCGTTGCTGAAGCGCCCGTCTGCGACCGCTACAAGAACACGCCAACACTGTACGGAGACGACAGCGGGAAGATCATCAAAGCGGCGGTTCTCGCGCTGAGAGAAGACAGCCGGTTCGCCACCATGAACATCGCGTACACGTACGCGGTCCTCTGCGCGGGCAATCAGGGTGACACAGAACCCTCCAAAGCGGTACTGCAGAAGTGCCGCACAATCGTGCAGCAGAACCTCACCCTGGTACGGACGCACCCGGTCATCCTCATCATGGGAATGACCGCTCTTCGGGCCCTTGAAATCAAGGCCGCCAAGTTGAAGGACATGCAGGGACGCCTGCTGCCACAGCAAGTGGTGGGTAATATCCTCACGGGTGAGCGCCCTTTCGACGTGGTGGTCACAGTCTCCACGAAGCAGTTGGTCGCGATGCCAGGGCTGTACACGACGTTCGTCTCAGACCTGACTCGAGCCGCGGAAGCCGCCAAGGGCGGAGGGTTCAACCAGGTTCCTGCGATTGAAGCGCTGACCAAGGACTACGAGATTCCGAAGACCGTAGAAGAGGTCAAAGCGATTTGTCGGAAGATCATCGACTACACAGAAGGTGAAACTCCCGCAGAGTTTTGGCCCATCTCGGTAGACACGGAGACCAACACCAAGTTCCCGCATCGGGACAAGCTGAAGGTTCTCGCGGTCTCGTTTGCCTGGGCCGAAGGTAAAGCTACAGCGATTCCACTCTGGCACCCAGCGGTTGCGTACAACCCTGAAGACGTGCTGCCGTACGTGCTTGAAGTGCTGGCCTGTAAGAAGCCCAAGCTCTTTCACAACTTCAAGTTCGACTACAAAGTCTTCTTGAAGATGAAGTGGCACCTGGAGAACTTCTTCTGGGACAGCATGACGGGGGAGCACGCGCTCGAAGAGGACAAGAAGGGCCAGTACGGCTTGAAGCCGTTGACCCGTAAGAACTTCCCGGACTTCGCTACGTACGCGGATGCTCTGCACGAGATCCTCGAGAAAGAAGAAGGCGACTCACAACTGCACAACCTTCGCAAGGTGTTAAAGGCGACGGTAGACGCAGGGAGAGCCAAGAAGAAGAAAGACGAGAAGGACGGCGGGTTTGAAAAGATTCCCTTGGAAACCCTGCTCCTCTACGCGGCTGTCGACGCCGACATGACCAAGAGGCTCGTACGGCTCCAGGAGAAGAGAATCGGCGTTGAGAACAACGCTCTCATCGACAAGAAGCTCGCCGAGGGAAAAGAGCAGGCGCTCCTAGCCAGCTACGGAAGGGCTTCCTATGAGATCCCGCAACTCTGTAAGGCGGAGAAACCTATCCGCCAGCTACTGCGGAAGGGCGTATTCCCAGTCACTCCAGTGCTGTCCCGCATGGAGTTCCACGGCATCAAGATCGACCGCCCCTACCTGACGCAGTTGCAGCAGGACCTTGGGGTCGTCGTACAGGACTCTACCACGGCGCTGTACGCCATGGCGGGAATGGAGATCAAACTCAACAGCCCTGCTGAAATTGCCAGAGTTCTGTTCACTGACGGGTTCACACATCCAGCGACAGGCGTGCTCACCAAGTACCCACTCGCAGGGGTCAGCAAGACCAAGAAAGGGGCCACACAGACCACCGAGAAGGTGATGCAGTTCCTGGTGGCAAAGTACGGCTGTCCGTTCGCGGCTAAAAAACTGATCTACGCCAAAGCGTTCAAGGCGAAGAACACCTTCTGTCAGAACGTGTGGGACCTATCTGAGCTCGACGGGTACCTGCACACCAACTACAACCAGCACGGGACGAATTCAGGGCGGCTCTCGTCAAACGACGAGAATATGCAGAACATCCCAAAGAAGTTGGCGGGAGTGAACATCAAGAAGGTGTTCATCCCCGACGATGACTCGTACTTGTTCGTGAACGCTGACGCCAAAGGGGCCGAAGTCCGCATCCTCACGGCGTACTGCCAGGACGCAGCACTCATCGCTTCGCTGAATGCGGGGCAGGACACGCACTGTTTCATTGCTTCGAAGATCATCGAACTAGTCAGAGAGAACCCAGGTGCGGCGGAGATTCTGGGAAGCATGAATCTCGACGACTCGTACCCTCTCACCTACAACGACTTCGCGGCGCGAGACAGTATCAAGGAGACCAACAAGAAGTACGGTGAGATGCTGGACAAGTTTCGAACAGCTGTGAAGCGTGTGGTGTTCGGGATCTTGTACGGCGCGGGTCCTCAGAAAATAGCAGAGACGATTGGTATCAGTGTTCAGCAAGCAGAACGTCTCATTCACATGCTGTTCGCGATGTTCCCGGCGATCCAGAAGTACATGGATCAAACGCGTTGGGAGCTAAAGAAATTTGGTCTCGTCGAGACCTTCTTCGGAAGGCGTCGTCGTTTTAGCGTCATCGGAGCGCCCAAGTATTTGATGGGGCGGGCAGAGCGACAAACCGTAAACTTTAAGATCCAGAGCACGAGCTCGGACATTGTCATGGGGCGTCTTGTCGCCATCGAGGAGCCATTGAAAGACCTCGGGGGACGCCTGCTGTTGACTGTGCACGACAGCATCGGATTCCAGATCAAAAAGAAGTACGCCTCACAGTTGCCGGACTTCATTTACACGCACCTGGAGAAAGGTGCTGCAGAACAACATCCCTGGCTTCCCGTCGCCTTCAAGTGGGACTACGAAGTTGGGCCCTCATACGGAGAACTGAAATCCCTGGATGCCTACCTGAAAAACATCGCTGTACAGGAGTACTCAAACGATGCCGCAGAAGCCTACACCGAAGAGGAAATCCGGACCGCGTTCACGGAAACGTAAACCGATCACGGACGAGCTCCTAGACGCGGCGATGAACGTACTCATTGTAGTGGACACAGCCAAGAAGACGTACACCGGCAAGCTGGTCCGCTACGATGACGAGTCCATCGTCATCTCACCAAAAACCTGTATCCACAGAAGCGAGATCATCGCTTTTCTCGAGACAAGAAATGCTCCAGCAAAAGAAGTTTCAGGACCTACTGTTCGTTGACACCGAAACAACCGGTCTTGATGCCACGAAACACGAGTTGCTGGAAGTCGCAGCGATCAGAACAAGCCCCGACGGACTCAGAATCATCTCGAAGTTTGAGGCGAAGCTGAAGCCAACACACATCGAGTCAGCTGAGCCAAAGGCTCTGCAAATCAATGGGTACGTGGCCTCGCAGTGGACGGACGAGACGTGCATGAAGCCCGAGCTGGTCGTAGACGAGCTTCAGAAGATGGCCGTTGGTACTGCGCTCGTTGGACAGAACGTGTCGTTCGACGAAGGGTTCCTCACGCCGTTGTTCACGCGTTTGGGCATGAAAGCCCCCTGGGGCTACCACAAGGTGGACACCGTGGCGCTGGCCTGGCCGCTGTTCCTCCACACGGACCTCCCGGGACTCAGCCTCGGCAAGCTCTGTGAGTTTCTCGGCGTGGCCGCCGTGCCTACTCACCGAGCCGCAGCGGACGCTGAGGCGTGTCGGCAGGTCTACCTGAAGTTGATGGAACGGTGGTCCGCGGCCTGTAAATAGCTTCAAAGATCTTGCACCGGTACCTAGTCCGGCGTCAGCGTAGTGCTGACTGAAGCTTCCCGGTTGTCGTTCGTAGCCTAGCTACTTCACGACCAGGAGGTCCTCCGAGTTCGACGGCCTCGAGGTTTTATGAAAACCCCGAGGAGATGTGATTCGCCGAGCTCTTCCCCAGTGATGGAACAAAGAAGATCTCTTTCCTGCATCGGTACCATGCCGACGTCTCCGTAGTGGAGACATGAATCATTCCGGTTGGCGCCCAGCCTAGCTGCGCTGCCAACAACAAGGGTCGACGAGGACAGCTCGTGCTTCGAGCTCTTTCGTTACCCGAGGAGATGAGACCCAGTTCCGGATCCCTCATCGATTGAACAAAGAGGAAAGCAGTGCGCAGTGAACTCTTGCTCCGGTACCTACCCGGCGTCTCCGTAGTGGAGACCATTGGGCCGTGGTTGTACGCAGAGCCTAGCTCCGCTACAACCAGGATGTTTATGCAAACCGAGGTTGCCCGCGGCGTGCAAGCATGTCCGAAAGCTTACGGCCGCCTCGAGCTGCAGCAGTACAAAACAAAGAAGAGTGTTGGTCTGGTGATTCGTTCAGAGTGCTGTATGCACCGTCGGCGTAGTGCCGACATGATCTCTAAAGCGGCCCGCGATGAATTTCGCTGGGGTGCGAACGAAATTCAATCACAGGAGTCACCACGTGCGGCAGAATCTGGGCGTGTGCCCAGATCTACCCGCATAGGAGTCACCACTGCGAGTCGGGCCTTAGGAGCCTAGCTCCTCGCCAGTAGCGGCCCGAACCGAAGCCAAGCTTCTCAGGAGTCACCACCGCTACGAGTAGAACTTCAAGTCGTTCATGTGGATCTTCGAAGCAAACCATCCGAAGAGCTGAGCATGGAGGCAGTCGTCCGGCAGTTGCGGGCTGTGCCTCCACACTTTTTTACCTGAGGTGGTCACCTCTTCGTAGACGTTGAGGATGTCCTTGATCGGCTCCCTCGACTCTTCACGTGGCGGGTACACCACTGCGCCCTTCTTCAGGAACATGAGATAGTTGTCAATCAGGGTGGTGCGGTCAGCCAAGTAGCGGTCCATGCCGTTCCACTTGATGGGCTGCCCCAGTGCCCCGTACTGCACCATCGTCACCCTGTGAGCTCCAAGGCGTTCACGCAGGGTGGCGTTGGGCAAGGCGCCTTCACCGGCGTCTCCAACGACCAGGGCTACTGAATACTGCTGGCAAATCTTGGCGATGTCTTCCACGTCGGTGACCGCGTTGTTGCCGGGGTAGATGCGGTAGTACAGCGTACGCAGTTTCTGCGTGCCTGGATGCCAACCCCAGATCCAAAGCACGGTACGGCTCACCCCCGTCGTTCCGCCACCGGACCAGTCAACACCTGCGAAGGTGACCGTGCACCCTTCGAGATTCTTGTCGGGGAACGGTGAAATCTTCATCCCTGTACAAAGGGCCTCGAGCTCTTCCAAGGAGATGAGTCTGCGGCCAATGGCGTCGGAGACACCCAACACTTCGTTTTTGAACTTCGCCCCCGAGAACATGTCGTGGTCGCGGAGAATGTCGTCCCAGCGGTCCTGGGCGTCCTTCTTGGCGTTGGGCTTCTCTGTGGTGTTGTTCACACAGGACGGGATGTTCAAAGGCATGATCAGCTGTGGGATGTGAAATCCCTTCACTGAGTGCTTGCCTGTGTCCTGGTCGACCTTCTTCATGTCGATCCACTGCCCAATGCGGGGGTTCAACACGTGACCGCAGTTGAGGCAGATGGGGCCGTGCTTGCCCAACGACTTCTCTGAGACCACGAAGTTGTACTTGCTGCACCCTTCGCACTTCATCACCCACTCGCTCTGGCTCGACTTGTCCCAGAGGTACTGGATGCTGGCCTCCATGCTTTTTGGAGTACCGGCATACGTCTCGAACCGGTAGTTCGAGTTCTTCATGCAGGAGTTGATGACCGGCACTACCGTGTCGTACAGCATGTCCTGAAACTCGTCGTAGTTCACCCGATCAGCAGAGAATCCGCGAGCACGGTCAGCGTCGTCACAGGCGTACGTGAAGGCGTTCTCAGACCCGTTGGTGTATGACCGGTGCAGCACTCGGTCAGCGTGCTCTGGGGACTGGAAGTACTTCTTGATGATGGGCGAATACGACAGCGTCTTCCCAACGCGAGTGTTGGAGAAGATCAGCGTCTGTTCTTTTGAAGGAGAGACGTAGTACGACCTGAAGAAGGGGAGAGCGACAGACTCCGAGATGATGAAGTTCGCCAAGGACGTAGACTTGGCCACCTGACGACCGCACATCAACAAGGTCGACTTGAACCGGCCGTTGTAGATGTTTCGGTACATCGGGTAATCGTTCAAGCTGAACGGGGCACCATCCAGCCAGAGCAAACGCTCGGCGATGTCCGACAGCCGTTTCGTTTTGATTTCCATGTCCATTAACCACCACCAGAGGGGCAGTCATGAGCAACGTCGCACAAGAAAAAATGCCGATGGGAGAAGCGTACTGGGATCGCTACGGCATCCCGCGCATGACCCTTACAGAAGCGCTGTGGCAGATCGACCTCAGCATCGAGATGGAGCAGACGCGAGGAGTTTGGTGTCTCATCTCTGAAGCCGGAGAGGGTAAGTCGCAAGGAATTCACCAGCTGGCCCGGAAGCACAAGCGGAGAGTCGTCGACATCCGCACGTCGCAGTTCTCCATGATCGGCGCGGGTGTTCCGCAAAGGGCTGATGAGACGGGGCATTTCAAGATTGCCATTCCGAACGACTATCCGAAGCAGGGGGAAAAGTGCATCCTCATCTTCGACGAAATCAACCAGGGGCAGCAGCACGCAATTGCTCTGTTCTTCAAGTTCCTCGAGGACCGCGGAATCTACGACTACACCCTACCTGATGACTGCGTCATTGTCGCGCTGATGAATCCCAGCACGGCGGGGTACAACGTAACGAAGATCGAGACCAACTCGGCTTTCAATCGCCGCCTGATGAAGGCGTACGTGTACAACACGTTCAGCGACTGGAAGAAGCACGCCGTCACACCGGAATTCCACTACACCGATTTCGATGGCGGGCGTCCGTGCCATCCGATGGTGGTTCGGCTGCTCACGGCTTCACCGGCGATGTTGTACACGGCCAAGGACCGCGACGGAAACAAGCAGTTCGCCTGCCCTGCTACCTGGCAGACGGTCTCGCTGTCGCTCTACAACCTGGAGAAGGCGAAGGTTGACCTCCACAGCGAGAAGGCTGAGCTCCGACTGGGGGCGTCCATCAACACGGTGAATGCTCGCATGCTCTGCGAGTTCATCAAGAACAACGAGATCATCATCTCGCCGGAAGCGGTGCTCTACGACTACAAGCCGAAGAGCAAGCTTCGCAACCGCGTTCTGGACCTCCAGAAGGAATCGGGAGGTGACTACACCAGCCTGGTCAACGAGGTGGCGCAGTTCATCTTCCGAGAGAAGCCGGAGGCTCAGACCATCTCACCCCAGCTTGTGCAGTTCTGGCATGACATGCCGGTTGAGCAGGCGCAGCCATTCTACCAGATGTTGGACGCTGCCTGCCAAGCACACGGCGGAATCAACGACACCAAGAACCTCGAGTACATGAAGGCGCTGACCACCGCGAACCGTCAGTATCCGCTCTGGAAAGAGATCAACGACCGCATCAATCGAATCCACGACGAGCAGGAGAAGAAGATTCACGGCCGGACCCAGAGCAAGGATCCGATGGTGTCGCCGTGAAGGTAGACGACATGATGCAGGCCATGCTCGAAATATTACCCGATCTGCCGGACGATACGATAAAAGCGATGTGGAAAGCGATGAAAGAAGCCGAGAAAAAAGAAGCGGCTCGAGAGGAGCCTGAGGTCGGTTAGAGCTTCCCCAACTCAGCGCGTAGAACCTTCGTCTTAGCCTCAACGTAGACCCAAGCAGCAGCGAGGCGCTGAAGCTGCGTTCCCAGGGGGTTGTTCTCGAACTTCTTATTCTCGAGAGCGTCCTTTGGGAGCGCGGCCCAGGCGTCCTCGGTCTCTTTTTTCAGATTCAGGGAATCAGCGCTGACCTTCCGCTCGAGCTCTTCAGCAGCGAAGCTCAGGCCCGGAGGCGTGGTGGCCATGCCTGCATCGAAGAGGCAGACAGCCACGTAGGCTTCAACACTCGGGTCGAACTCAGGGCGCGTCGACTCGCCGTCACTCAGAGCGAACAGCAGCTCAGCCTCAAAGGCGGCCCAGGCCATCTGAGAAGGGCTACAGTGAGGCACGGCTTCGGGGACCACCATCTCGTTGTTGAGGGCGTGCGTCGTGGCGCCGAAGACGCGGTAGTCCCAGTAGAAACTCGGCGTCATCGCCAAGGCAATCGCGGCCATCAGCTTGTCGCGGTTCGCCAGGCAAGGGTCCAGCTCCAGCCACAAGGTTTCGGGCTCGTAGGCAATGAAGGTTGGGCCGAGCAGATGCCGTGCTGCCACGAAAACTGCGGTGGCGGGCGCATCACAGTCCTGCAGCACTTCCTTGGCGTTTTGCTTCTGAGCCTGCGTTGGCTCCTTGAAGTAAGCCGCGTAGGCCTCCTTAACTACAAGGCGTTGTAGGTCGGAGAGGGTCAACTTATTCTCCGTTAAGTTAGCGGCACTGCGCTCGGAGAGTGAGCTTCAAGTCCAGAGGCAGGGTGTCGACGACCGTAGCCAGCTTCGACTGGTCAACCACGCCACCGGGAGCGATCTCATCGCTCAGTTCCTTGCCGCCCAGGTCTTCCCAGAAGGACGCGGGAAGCTGCGCCAGCTTGGCGACCGAAATGAACGTGCCTCCCAGGTCTACCGACTTGGAGGCTTGCTTCTCAGTGTTGAACACCGTCCGCAGCGCATCAGGCAGCCGACGGTCGTAGTGCTTGTCGAGGCCAGTCTGCTCGTCGAGCTCAGCGATGGCTGAGGCGAACTTGAGCAGGCCCTTGCGGTCTGAGAGTTCAGCGGGACCCTTCGCCAGGCCTTTGGCCAGCGTCATGTACGCCAGCTTGTGCACGGTGTCTTCCGTAGGAAGACGATTCGCTCTTGCCTCGAGCCACTCCATGGCGGTCTTCGTGCTTGAAACCACCAGACCAGCGAGCTGGAGAATTTCGGGACGGAGCTCAACGCCGAGCTCGTCTGCTTTCTTGACCAGGTTGCCGCAGGCGATGGCCCGGTGCTCCAGGTCAAGGCGGGGCAGGGCTGCAACGACATCGTCCTGCGCTCGCTTGCACTGGGCAGCGGTCTTCACCAGGAAGAGACGGTGCTCCGGCACCAGGTAATCGTTCTCGTCGGACGCTTCCTTCACGGCCTGCTCCGCGAAGGTGCTCTCCGGGACGTCGTAGGCCTCGAGAGCCTTGACGATGTTGCCGCGGACTTCAGCGGGAAGGACACTCGCCACCTTGCTGTAGGCGAATGACAGGGCTGCGTGCTCTGGCGTGTGGATCGGATACTTCCGCTCAGAAGGCCACGCGAAAGCGGTATCAGGGAGCGTCGAAACATCCGACTGCTCAACCTCAGCTTGCTTCACGAAGGCTTCGAGGGCGGGCATCCGGGTCACCTGGCGGTGCAGGGTACCGAAGGCAGGGTCGCTGAATTGATCGATGACTGACATTTTTCACCTCGAAAGAGGGACTACAACCAAAGAAGTATAGGAGACCTGATGACTACCACCAACGGGGAAGAAAACGAACTAGCGAAGTCGCTGGTTTACTGGGTATCTCGGCGCGGTTCGGCCAATTACTGGGCCACCCTCATCAACGGGTGCCAGAAAGTCTACACCAATTCAGAGGGCACCATGTCGGTGCACCTCACGCATAACTGGCGCTACGTCCTCACCTGCCACGTACCAATGTTCGAGACGTGGTCCCCTGGCATGCGGCTCCTGGTGCTGGTGCACGAGGCTGCTCACATTGCGCTGAACCACATTCCTCGGCTCTTCAAGATGATGGCCAACTGCACAGACCCCTTCGTGCGCAACGCCATCTTGGCAACGTTCAACTTCGCTGCTGACTTCGCTGCCAATGACGCCATCGTTCGACTGGAACCGATGTTCAAGCAGATCCACAGACCCCGGGGTGTAGGGGTGGGCGAGTGGATGTTTCTGTTGCCTGAAGAGTTCGGCATGCCCACAGGGCTCAGCATGGAGGAGTACTTCACGCTGATGCTCGATGACCTTCAGGGCTTCAAGCAGAAGGTCGAGCAGATGGTGAAGGACCTCAACGACGCTCTGGACAAAGGTGAAATCGAATTCGTCGAAGGCGACGGAGAGGGTGAGGGGGATCAAGACGGTCAAGGCAGCGCAGGAGACGGCGACGGCAACGGAGACGTGGTGCAGAGCCCCTTCGGTAAAGGGAAAGGAAAGAAAAGCGGGCTTCCCAATACGATTCCTGGGCTTCCTGACTCTCTGATCGGCCAAGCCATCAACAACCCGGAGACCTTCGAGAAGCTGCAGAAGGCGTTCGACAAGTTGTCGGGCAAAGCCCACAAGCAGTGGAACGAGAAGGCCGAAGGGATGACGCCCGAAGAAGCGATTTCCGCGGGCAACAAGATGAAGAAGCACGCACAGACACTGGCTCGTTCAGCCAATGAGCGCGTGACCCGAGACCGTGGGTACATGGCGGGCAACGTCCAACGCATCATCGATGCGCTGCTCGAGCCTGAGCAGATTCCCTGGGATTCGTTCCTCAGAGACGTCATTCAAGGAGCGATCACGGCCAGGGTCCACGAAGAGATGGGTTCTCCGAACCTGTCGCTCATCAACGAGGACTACCTCGAGCCGTGGCCGGGGCAGATGCTGGAGTTCGGGTACAACATCACCTGGATGACGGACACGTCTGGGTCGATGGGCGATGACGAGTACGCAAGAGCCTGTGCGTGCATCAACTCGCTGCTCGCGCAGAACAAAAGCGTCTTCGTGACGTACGTCGAATGCGACGCGGCTCTGCAGAAAGAGGTTCGCGTCACCAACGTCGAGCCACCGGACGACGCGTACATCAAGGAGCTGCAGAATCGTCGTGGCCATGGCGGCACGGTGTACACGCCGTTCTTCAAGCGGGTCGCTGGGGCCGACGAACCTAGGGACTGGGTCGAAGGAGCTCCACGGTTGCAGGAGAAGCACCCTGCGCCAG